AAAAGATATTTGTCAGAAGACTATGCATTTTGTCGTTTATGGCAAAAAATAGGTGGCAAAATATACGCTGATATCGTTAGTGGTATGACACACATGGGTAATTACTCATTCAAAGGCAACGTAGCCACTCAATTCTTGCCACAAAACAATAAATAATTTAGTATACTCCGACATGAAATTAGTTGACATAAAGTTTTTACCAGGCATTGACAAACAAGATACTGCTTATTCGGCGGGGGATCAACGTAAGTATGTTGACTCAAATCTTGTACGGTTTCATTATGGAAAACCTGAAAGATGGAAAGGTTGGTCTTACTTACCAGATCCAAATAAAACTGTCGTGGGCGTGGTCCGTGATACACATAGTTGGATTGGTTTAGACGGAACCAGATACCTTGCTTTAGGTACAGACAGAAAACTATATTTATATTCAGGTAGTGCTTTATATGACATTACACCTATTAGAGAAACAGCAGCTTTAACAAACCCTTTTACAACAAATGGCACAACAACAGTCACAGTAACTGATTCAGATCATGGTGCTATTGAAGGTGATTTTGTAACCTTTGATTCTTTCTCTGCAATAGATGGTTTAGATATGAACAACGAGTTCGAAGTTACAACACGTGTGGATGCTAATACTTATAAAGTAACACATACAAGTGCAGCTTCTGGATCTACTTCTGGTGGAGGTGGATCAGGTAACGCTAATTATCAAATTAATATTGGTGAAACTGCTTCTACCTATGGTTATGGATGGGGCACGGACACTTGGAGTGCTGGTAAATGGGATGAACCAAGCACCTCTTCAGATGTTACTGTTGCTGCACGTACTTGGTCATTAGATAATTTTGGTGAAGATTTAATTGCTACAATATTAAATGCTAGTACATATATAAAAGATCTTTCTGGTGCAATAGATGCTAGAGCAACAGAATTATCTAACGCTCCGACTGCATCTAGGTTTAGTTTAGTATCAACAGACACAAGACACTTAATGATTTTTGGTACAGAAACGACTATTGGAACTCCAGCATCACAAGATGATTTATTATTTAGATTTTCTGATCGAGAAGATGCTACAGATTATACTCCTACAGCCACTAACGAAGCTGGTTCTTTACGTATATCAGATGGTTCAAGGATAGTAGGCGCTGTTAAATCGTCAGGACAAATATTAGTTTGGACAGATACATCACTTCATGGTGTTCAATTTGTTGGTACACCTTTTACTTTTGGTCTTAGACAACTTGGTGCTAACTGTGGATTGATAGCACAACACGCGGCTATTGAAGTTAATGGCAGAGCATATTGGATGTCTGATAATTCTTTTTACATGTATGATGGTGTTGTCAAAAAAATGCCATGTTCTGTACAAGATTATGTATTTGATGATTTAAGTTACACAAACAGAAATGATATTGCTTGTGGTATTAATACAGCCTTTAATGAAATTATTTGGTACTATCCTTCAGAAAATGCTACAGCAATAGATAGAGGAGTTGCTTACAATTATTTAGAAAACACTTGGTATACTATTAATATTGGAAGAACAACTTGGCTTGGTGCTTATGTATATGAAAATCCTATAGCAACAGAATACGATGCTTCTTTAACAGCAAATGTTTCAACCATATTAGGTTTAACGGCAGGTGCTTCTTATCTTTACGAACATGAATCAGGTAATAACCAAGCAGATGGCACAGCTTTACCTGCTTTTTTAACAACTGGATCTGTTGAAATTGCTGATGGGGATCAATTAATGTCGGTTAGTAGATTAGTGCCTGATTTCGATAATTTATCAAATACAATGACAGCGACATTAACATTAGAACAGTATCCACAATCTGCATCTAACGTGTCTACAACTGGCACTATATCAAACACAACAGAAAAAATTGATGTAAGAGGTAGAGGTAGAGCAGTTAAAATTAAATATGAAACTAACACAGTGGATGATACAGCTTGGAGACTTGGATCTACTAAGTTACAACTAAGACCAGACGGAAGAAGATAATGGCTAAAATAACAATTACACGATTACCAAACGCAACAGAAGAGTATAGTCCCAATCAGTTTGATCAGATGGTTTCATTATTAGATCAAATTATTCTTTTACTTAACACCAACTACCAACAAGATTTAAAAGAAGAATCACAATCGGAGGCTTTTTTCCTTGGCTAATACTTTTAAAAGCGCAATGGTAGATATTACCACAACAGATTTAACGACTGTTATAACAGTTCCAACGGCTAATGCAGGTTCAACGCCACCTATTCCTCCTACTACGGATGTAGTAAAATCTCTTTTAATTTGTAATGACTCTGGTTCAACAACTTTAGTTGATGTTGAAGTTGTCAGAGGAGCTGCAACTTTTGAAATATTCAAAGCAAAGAGTGTTGCTACAAACTCAACCACAGAATTATTGACTCAACCTTTAGTTCTGCAAGAAAGTGATATTCTTAAAGTTCAAGCGAATGCTGCCAATCAGGTGCACATTATAGCAAGTTTTATGGAGGTCACGAAAGGACAACTTTGATTGATCTACACTCTTTATTCATTACTCCAGTATTTTCATTATCATTAAAAGGACACGAACATCTTGTTCATAGTATTTACAAATTAAAACAAGAAGACAAGGAAGGCATGCCAAAATCAAATGTGGGTGGTTGGCATAGTCATGATGAAATATATAACGAAAAAAAATTTAAACCTTTAGTTGGTGATATTCTTAAATATGCTAAGGATTGCTTTAATCATCTTAATATTAAAAATAGTTATGTTCCTGAAATGACTGGAATGTGGGCTATGATTAACCCACCTGGCTCAAGAAATAATGTTCATACACATCCATACAGTTATTTATCTGGTGTAGTTTATTTAAAAGCACCTAAAAAATGTGGAAATATTGTGTTTTTAGAGCCTAAACCTCAATCAGAGGTATTAACACCCCCTAAAAATGAAAATGAGTCTGTACATCTAGCGCACAGCGTACAATGGGAACCTCTTGAAAATTCCTTGATTTTTTTTCCATCATGGTTACAACATGAAGTACAAACAAATTGTTCTAATGATGACCGAGTTATCATTAGTTTTAATATAAATTGGAGAAACGAAGATGCCGATAGTTGAACCTGCTGAATTACTAGGTCACATTACAACCTCTGATGGAAGACAGATTCCACACTACAAAGTTAAAACCGAAACTACAATTACACATGTTGATACAGGTGCAGAATATGAATCAGAAGCAGCTATGCAAGCTGATATAGATGATCCAAATACTTCTACAACTGCTGAAAAGATAAGAAGAGATGTAAAAGTTTTTGCTCCTTCGTTAGCAGACATGTTGGGAGAAACTCCAGAGTAGTTTGTACATTGCAGCGAATATAGACGACTGCGCTCTTGTAATAAATGACTTCTTACCTTTAGAGCTTTTTGAATCCGTATGTAATTACGATTACAATTCTAAATACTCAGATAAGTCTGCTACAAAATTATGGAGTGAAGGTCTTTACAAAGATGATAAAGGCGTAAAAACTTTAGAATCAGTGGTATCTCTATATGGTATTGCTTCAATCAAAGAAGACAAAATAGAAAGCGAAGAAAGTATTTTTAGAGATGTTTTACAAATACTTAAAGATTGTGTTTACATACCTTATCAAAAAAAATCAGAAATAAGATTAAATTATTATGAATATCAAAAGCATTCAGGGATAAACTGGCATGATGATGGTAATGACACATTGAATTACTCTTTTTACATACACAAAGAATGGAACGAAAATTGGGGCGGAGAAACTTTAATTGATACAAACAGAGGTTTGCCTCTATCAATCACTCCACATCCTAATTCAATAGTTGTAATTAAATCTGGTACTAGACATAAAGTTTGTTCTGTAGTAGGACCTGAAAAAAGAAAAGTTTTACAAATAAAAGGAAGACATTATAAATAATTGTGA